GTTCTAATTTAAGAATTTTATCATGGGTTTGTTTTTGCATAATTCTGCATAACTTTTCATGAGAATCTATTCTTTGTATTGCATTATCTTTAGCCATTATCCTGTTACATTCCTTTGTCTACGTCTTAACGCTTTTTCAGTAGGCGATAGTAAGGCTTCCTCTGTTGATGTCAAGCCTGTATCTTGATTAATATTTCTTGGTAATGCTGACGTTCGTATTACTTCTTCTGATACTTCTGAAGTTTGAATAGGTTGATTAGGTGGAACAAGATTACCTTGTTGATCAATTGTTTCAAGAACTTCTTTTAGAGGATTAATTAATTTTGGAAACTGAGAACCTTTATTAGTTCTTAATTGATACAATTGTTCAGCAAGACTACTAATAGCTTCTTGTGCTTCTAGCCACGCGTTAGGGGCTCCAATTTTCATTGCGTTTTTATATATTCCAGTAATAACGTCCTTACTTGGAAAGTAAGGTTGAAACTGTCCACTGTATACGTTACCGTAATCTTTTTTAGACATCCTTGCTAAGTTTTCTCTTAAATTTTCTGGAGAAGTTCCAAGCAATTCAGCTGCTGACATGTTAGCATTCATTTCTTTTTGAACTTTCCATAAAGCTTCGTTGGCTGCTATATATGCATCAACCATTTCTGCTGCATCAACAGGTCCTTCTTTTAAAGCTACTCGTGTAAATTTACTTTTAGATTTTCTAGAGTTAGCTGCGTATTCTGCATTTTTAAATTTTAAAGTTCTTGGAATATTTAATTTAACTGCTCTCATTCCGGCTATTCCTAAACCTTCGTCTAATAATTCATATGATTGACCATTCTCATCGTACTCTCCAACTTTACCCCAGTTAAATGGTCCACCTAAATCTGCTGTTTGTAAAGGTGTATCAAATCCTGTAATTGCATAATCAATTCTACCTAATTGTCTTAAACTTCCTGGCATCTGTGCTTTTAATAAGTGCATAAATATTTTTTCCGCAATAAGACCTGGTGAATCATTTTCTGCATCGTAAATAGTAAAACCTTCTGTGGTTCTTCCTTTTCTTCCTAAAATTGGAAGTACATCTGCTAAAGCTTCTGTCCAAATAGATTCTGAAATAAATGGTTGAGCAATCTCACCCATACCTTTTATAGATCCTAGTATAAAGTTATTCATTACAGCTTCTTCATCTAGTTGACCGTCAGCTACTTCATTCATAGCTGTTTTCCATGGTCTAATTAGTGTGTCATAAGCATTGGCGTGACTAAAATCGACATATTTATAGTTTCCTTCATCATCTTTTAAAGGAATAATAGTAGAATTTTTAGACCAAGGAGCTACGAATCTTCTTATAGCTGCAAGCTCATCCTCACTAACATCGTAAACATATTGTGCCATTTTAGTTGCACCTACTGGGACCATTGTTGTAGCAAAAGACATTCCAGCCATACGTTGCCAGCCAATAGATTTTAGTCCTGGTGTTTTAATTTCTCTTAATGCAGTTTTAAAAATATTAGTTGATGTTCTTAAAATTTCTGCAGGGAAAGATACGAAATTACCTACCGGCCATTTACGTAATTCTTTAATTGTACTTGATACATAGTCATAGTTAGGTACGTTATTTCTTACTATATCAGCTGCAATTTCATCTAATTCGGCATCGGTAATTTTCTTACCCATTTTTTCATAAGCTCTTGCATACCTTGCTCTTTCACCTAAGAAAGTAGAAATTTTCCAGAAGTCATCCTCAGCTGTGTAAGCATCTTCTGTCCATTTTTTCATTTTAGATAATGGTTTTAATAATCCTCTTAAAGCTTTGTCTTGTCCAACAACAGAACCAAAATCTACATCTTTTAATAGTGCTTGTAGGTCTCCCATTCTAACATTGGTATTAACAACACCAAGCCGTGCCCACTTTCTATATAAATCTGATTCAACTCTAGTACCTAAACCTGCTACTTGTAAATTTTTCCATGCAGAAGCTAACATTTTAGGAGTAATAGTAACTCCTGGAAGTAATCCATTAGCTACAGAAAACGCACCCGCACTAATAAAATTTCGCGCGTGAGTGACTGGAGATAAAATAGTTTTTGCCATTTGAGATGTTGCTTTAGGAAATAAAATTAAATTTCTATAAACAGCACTGTTCATAAAGTTAGTAGTTGTTTTACCTGCAGCAGCTTCAATAGCATCGGCTACTTCATTTAATGCATATTTTCCTGAAGCAGGATTAGCAATGCCTGATGACATACCTGATAAATCAATTTGTCTATACATACTTTCATCAAAGTTATCTCCCATTTTTAAAGCTACTTGTTCTACTTGGTCCATGCTTTCAAAAAATAATGGACGCTTACTAGCTTTAATAGCTTCCGCTGATGCAATAGACATATCCGTTAGTAATTGATTTCTTCTTGTAACAGCTGATACTTCTCCTGTTTGAGCAAGAATAGTTTGCATTGGGTCTCTAGTTTTTCCTAAAATTTCATCAATGATTGCTCTTTTCTCTCCTTTTAATTGAGAAATATCAAATTTTTTAGAACTTGCTTTTTGTGCAATACTTTTATTGCTAAAAAAATTAGGTAAACTTATTAGAGCATCTGAATCAAAATTTTTAGGAGCTCTTGCAGTTTTAACTATGTTATTAATTATAGTTTCTGCTTCTTGATAAGTAATAGGAGTTTTATTTTTCTTTGCACTTTCTCTAAAAATTTTAATAGCTTTATCTATTGTTTCAGTAGGCACTCTATAATTTAACATTGGAACTAAAGAACGATTAGAAAATACATCGTAAGTAGCACTAATGTAATTTTTAAATTTGTCTCCAAACAAATCTTGAAAATCTTTAAAAGTTCCTTTTAAACCATCTATTTTTAATTTGTCTCCTTTTTTAATTCCTTTTCCAAGAGTAGTAAACATATCTGC